ATGAGAATGACCAGCCGCAAAAAAGAGATACTGAGCTACTTTGAACCTGATAACGCCAAATGGGTGACGGGTGAGATTGGACCACCGCCTTTCGACGTGTCTGGTGTGGCCTACCTGCTCCACGGTATAACCTCGCATGATAACCGCCACCAGATCGAATCTACCCGGCGAACGCTGGAGGCAATGACGAAAGACGGCCTGTTAGAAAAGGTAATCAGCTACGAACAGCGGCAGGATACTACGCAATCAGGCGGCGGCGCGGGTGTTTGGTGTAACTGCTCCCGTTATGGCCTGCCCGGTTCCTGTAAGCTGCGACGTGATGAAGGCGGTAGGCGTGACGCGATAGAGGGTGAGGCGGTGCGGGTAGAATAGCTGGGGTGCGATACCAAAATGCTACGCTACCGGTATCCGCTCAGAAATAGCCTTTTGGGTGGCAACCGACTTGGCAACCTCACATCTGGCAACCAGTATCACCCCCTGGAACGCCGCTGCTTTTGTTGGTTGGTGTAAGCGTGACCTACCTCTTTTGCTGCCTGGGTCATGATTTTAGCGGTTAACGCATAGTTGCCCATGCTTTCCGTGCGCCTTGCCATGCGATCGAGGATGCGTAGTCGGCATACCTTATTGGCGATCGGCGTATCACTCACTACGCACTGAAATCGCGCCCTGGTAGCTTGGAATAAATCTACCCACACTTTGCCGAGAGCCTTACCGTTCGCCTTGGTTGGGTCGTACAGCTCTATCTGCTGCTTGGTCGTTATCACGCCAAATTCTTGTTTTACAAACTCAACCACTGCTGAGGGGGTTTCATAGCAGGCAAGATGCTGAACTATAAATGCTTTAACCTCATTCGATAACGCTGCCATTGGCTACCCTTTGTCAATGCTGGTCAATGTAATCAGGCCGATTTCAGCACCCGCCCGCCATAAATTATTCAGGACGATAACATCACAACAATGATACTCGAACCCAGACGGGATGAGGCTTTGAGCATTTTACGCGATTCCCGTTTGTCTCAAACAGTCAAGGTTGGGCCCGTGCTTGATAACGGATTGCGGGCTTTGATAACGGATAGGGTGATTTGGTGGCGCTTCGGCATGACCGGCCACCATGAAACGCTTACGACGTTCCTATTTGTTCCTATCCGATCTGCTCAAACGTCTATATTTGTCGCTATTTGATGCCTTGAAAAACGTCTGAGCCTTACTATTTCTTACTATCTTGACGCATGGCGGCTTTTGCTTGGGCAAGTTGTGACTTTACCTGCGCCAGTTCCAGCCGTGCCAGCTTGAGCGCCAGCCTGGACTTACCCAGCTCCAGCTTTGCCATGCGCCTGGTATGCTGCCACATGATACCGTCCAGCAGCATCAGTTCACGCTGTGTCGCCGGGTCAGCGTTCGGGGAGGTGCGCCATAATTCCCCTATGCGTTCGGCGATAGCCAAATTATTGGCTCGTAGGGACACCAGCGGCGGTAACTGCTCAGCGCCAGACAGCGTAAAGAATGCCCGTCTACTCCGTTCGCCATGCTTCACGGCGTTCGTGTTACCCAGGGGAGCGCCAGCACCCGCACGCTTACCACCCCAGCCCGATCTTGATTGTTGGTTCGATTTTTTCATTTTGCGGCCCTTCTGCGCGGCACGGGCTTTTTCCACTCATACGCCGGCGCTCTGATTTTTTGAATAAAACGTTCACGGTTTTCCGCACTGCGGATAATCAGCCTTTCCAGTTCCCGGCACTCAAACGGCGATACCGAACCGCCGTTCGCCCGAATGCTTGCCGCGGCTATTTCTGCCAGGTGCTTTGGTTTCATGGTCGTTGCCTCAAGGATTGCGCTATTTGATTTTACCTTGGATAGCGTAATGAATACCGGCGCACTGTCGTTCCGCCAGTTATGTCACCTGCAGGAGCGTTACAGCCAAGCCGATTTTATCTTGAGGTTTCCACTCTGGTTTCCGGTGGAAACTTTCCAGTGGAAACTTTTGCGATGTGGAAACTTAAGCGACAACTCAAGCCGGAACGCTTCGGGCGGTGGTACGCAATCCACGTATCGGTTTCGTATCTGGCGTTGTATCGTTCGGCCTTGGTGCGTACTTTTCGCCATTGCCAGCAGTGAAGGGGCTTTACTTGGTACGCACCTCGGTTTTTTTGCGTACCTGCGTACCATTTTTGCGTACCGCTCAATCTCCCATCGATGGGACTAAAAACAACAAAACACAGAGCAACCGGTAATCAACTGCCAGCAAAGCCGCATTCCACCGTTTGAAAGTGCCTTTTTCCCCTGAAATTTCTCTATATATAAGCGTAAACATGTTGGTTCAGTCGGTTCAGTTGGTTCAATTTGTAAAGACGATTGTTTTATATGGATTTATTTTCAAAAAGTGAACCAACACAAGGCCATTTTGAACCAACAACCGGGGTTTTCGTGTTGGTTCAGTGCCGATCACCCTGCAGCGTGCATCACGGCTATCACCTTAGCATTTCTGTACATCCGGCTTGTGTTGCCGTGCGTGGCCTTGCTGTGGGTCGCTGGTGGAGCGTGCGGAGCATTACAGGCGCGGTACTGCCTTCTTCCACTGGTAGGCCGGTGCGTTCATGTGCTGTCGGTGGAGTGTCGTTTCTTATTCGCTCAATACTCAATCGGCGGATTTCTCCGCCGATTACCAATCTAACACCTGGCCTACCGCTACTCGCTGTGCACAAAAAAACCACGAAACACCGCGATTAACCGCGCTGAAAAATGCGAAATACTTGCGCTTTCTTGCGGCTCGCCCCCTCTGAATTCGCAGTTACAGACAAGCCGTTGTCAGACGTGGCGGCCTTCTTGCCAGTTTTGCGAATTTCACCGTTCGCAGTTTTATTCGCAGTTTTTTTGCGAATTGCCAATTTTTATATGGCGCTTGGCAGTTGAATACTTGATACCCTGAGCTTTGCACCAATCCTCTGGAGATATACCTGTTTTGGCATGCTCAGCGAGGAACTGTTTCTGTAATGCTCCCCAGTCCTGTCTTGCCATAAATTCCTCTAGACATTTTTTTTAGTTTATTCGAAGGTTGGCAGTCGCGATGTTCGAGCAGCATCAACGATGAATTTTGCTTGTCGATACATGCTATTTAAAAGCCTCAGGAGGGTGAATGGACTCAAATATTTTTAATGATGGGGTTTCTATGGCTGCCTACAGGTTTCCTGTATGCACAAGTAAGCCTATCCATCTAGAGCAAAGGAAAGTACTTGGTCTTTATAATCAGTCTAACAAGGGATCACCCAGACAATCGGTCTGCGAAACTGTTCGTAATTGGCTCACTAAAGAGGCCCCTCGATATGGCTGGAGAAGCGTTACATTTACAGATAACGGAGGCGCAACCCTAATGCCGTGATTTGCTCCACAGCTAAATGCTGCCAACGCGCCTATCCTTAATCAATATGTAAAAGTAAAAAAGGGCTCTTTCACTGGGCCTTTTCTTTCTGTTATCCGTTAGATCTCAACGCTACTCATTACCTGATACTCCGCTGCTACTTAATCTCCCCTCAAGACGTGAGGCGCAGTTATCAAGTTCACTCTGAATTCGCCGTACATAAAATGCGAAATTTGGTTTTTCTTGGGGGCGCTATTCGCAGTTTGCGCATTTGTCCAAACCTGCCTGCAGGGCTGACAAAAGAAAAACCCGCGCTGGTGGCGGGCTTCCTGTAGGCTTTACTTACTGCAGGTGTTTAGCATTTCAGTATGGATTGATTCTTTACTGGTTGCTCTCTCACCGAATTTCCCTGCGCCCAATAACTCGCCGTGCGTAGCCGGGTCGTCGATGATTGGAGACTGGCCGCCATCAAGTGGGGTGATCTTCTCCAACTGTGCCGGGTTGCCCTGTGCTGCTTTGCTGTCGTTTTTCATTGTGGTGCTCCTGTGCTGCCGTTACCGGTTTGAACGCCGCCGTGTGTGTGCCCCTGCAAGCTTATATTGCCCGCTTTAATGTCGCCTCTAGCGTTGATGCTGCCGCCAAAGGAAGCATCCCCTTTGCCTTCTGACTGCGTTATGGTCGAGTTGAACATAACAGGGCCATTGAACACTACAGGCCCGTTTATCGTGATTTCCTGAGCCGTTGCGGTCAGTTTTCCCGATGTGGTGACCGTTACCGCATGGCTTCCCGGGTCCAGTTCGATAAATGCCGCGCCATCGTCGGTACGCAGTTGCGCCGCGCTGGTGCTAATACCGCTGATTTTCTGCGCCTGCGATTGCGGGCCTGGAATGACAAAAGCGTCCGACAAGTCTTGCATGCGATTATCCACGCGTTCTTGAGAGCCGCCGTTCTGCCACCAAAAATCAATACAGCGATCAGCAAACACCACCAGGCATTCGTCACCGGCTTTAACCGGGAACGTGAGTGTGACACCGCCCCCGCGTGGGAATATCACTGGCACATCCACCAGCAGCGGTAATTCTGGTGCCGCTTTGCCTGTTGCGCCATATTCGGTGGAGCGTTTGCCCTTTAACCCGAGAGAAACAACGCACGTCACCGACTCAGGATCGAATGATTGGATTATGCCGGGGGTCGCGCTTCGAGCCTGTGAAACGGCAAGCTTAACCCCCGCTTCAAATACTTCTTGGTCGTCTATAGGTCTTACGTTAGCCACTGAATCCCCCTTAATCCGATATCTTTTTACAGTCGAAAGAACCAATAAGGCGCGGTGCGTCCATGTCACGCCGGATAAGCTCAACGTTAAGCCACCGTTTCTTACTTCCGTCCGGGTGAATGTATTCAAAACCGTACATCTTTCCGTTACTGGCTGGCATCAGAGTCATATCCATTTTCATACCGCCACTTCCGAGCGCCGCTATTTTTTGCGACGTAACAAACTCGCCGTTAATTTTAGACATCGAGTTTTCGATCATTTCCAAGCGAAACTCACCGCAATTGTAACGATGCGTGGTAATTGATTGAGCGTTGCTCGCTGTGGAAATAAAAATACCGAGCAAAAAAACAACCCTTTTCATTATGAATCCTGTCGTTGTAGGAATGAACTTGACGGCAAATCAGTCGCTCCGCGAGCTTCACAAGCCATCTCCATGTACCAATCTTTACCGCGTGTATCGCCCTTGTAAGTGATATAACGCACAATATAAACGCCATCAGTAGCCACGCTGGCCGGTTGAGCCATAGGCGGCGCGTCAACCCAATTTCCCTCAGCATCCCGCACCTTTCCGATAGGTGCAAGGTTGCCGTTTATCTCCTTTTCGTTGAATACACCGCTGTAGATATCCTGATTTTGAAGCGCAGTGCGGTACACAGACGCCTGATCGAGCTGAATCAAGCCATTCAGCTTAATGTTGGGATTGATGAGACATTTCACATTTACCCCGGCCCCGATGGTCTGCTGTGGCATGCCGATCAGGCCCGTATGCGAGTTAAGAACAAACGCTTCATGCGCGATCATGTCTTTCGTGCGCATATCGACCCGACCATAAGCAAATTGCCAACGGGCGCTACACTGCTCGGCCAGATTATCAAGGTATTCATGTACGGGGCCATAAAACGATTTACCCCGAGGGAATACCGTTGCCGGGAAGTCTGGCACGCTGCCGCCAACAATCCCGTATGGTTCGAGTGAACGCATCAGCAAGTGATAAACGTCTTTCAGCGTGTAGCCTTTCGCTAGCGTGGCGCTGATAAACGCTTTTTGAAACACTTCCAGCCCATCACATGCCTGAATAAATACCCAGCTATCAGTGCCATTGTCTTTGCCTGAAACCGTGAACCGAATATCGCCGCTATAAATCAGACCGAAATTCATGCCGTTAATCTGGCCGACTTCCTGATCTGATATTTCCCGCACTTTACCAACGTCACTCGCGGGTACGTTCGGGGCGATCCCGTCATAGCCTGCAATAATCTTCATCTTTGAATACTCACGCGCCAGGATAAGATTTTGTGTGCTCGGCGATAGGTTATAAATCCTTACATTGGCATTGCTCGGCCATTTATTATCATTCCATTGGATATCAAAGGTAATTTTGAAATCACTTAAAATAATCCCTTTCCCGTCATTGTCGGAAAGAACAAGCTCAAAATGACGCATCCAGTTCTGGCTCATTTTCATACCTCAACAAAATATAAGTGGCTACCGATCCCGAGGTTGTCTTTCGTCGGGTATTCTTCTGCGGTGACATCGCTGGCTACAACCAGCATGCCATTGATGCCTAGGTGCCTAAACTGACCCAATAGGTCGCGCCCTGGCACCAACGGCAACCCATAGGCCATAGCGCCGCCTGCTTCGTCGGTTAAATCCAGAGTCCATCCAGCCACACCCCGCCACTGAATGCACATGTTGACGACTTTCCCGCCCAGGCTAATCCTGAATCGCTGGTTGTTAGGTGTGAGGGGGATTTCACTAATAATCATTGAGGCCTCCCGTTAGCGTAATTCAGCAGGGCCTGAAATCCGCCTTTGAGTTGTGAGCCAATACTTTCGTTAACCGGTACAAGGGTTTTCGTTCCGGCGTTCTGTATGGGTGCGGTACTGACACCAAACAGCATATCGGCCTTGTCAGCCGCGTTTATCTTCTGCGTTTCGGAAATAATGACCTCTCGCAACGTAAGAACACACATCAACACGTTTTCGCTTGTCTTATCCGTAGTGACCTCGATCGCCCGGATTAACATGTTGTTGTAAGAGCGTTTGCCCGTGATGACATCAAACGGGACTCGGCTTTCTTGCAAAGCAAGGAGCTGTTTGTAAACGTCGGCAGGACTGGTGCCTAACGACAACCCGGTATCGATATTGAATATCTTGGTCGTATCGATGCCATCAATCAGCGATCCTCCACCCGCAAAGCCCAATTCCATGGTGACCTCTGAAGGTCGCTTGAATGCGTGGTCGCTCAATGGTGCGCCAACCTCCACCGGGTGCTCGGTGATTTCCAATGCGTCGGAATGTTTTTCCGAGATAACCACGCTGGGGATGATTGCGCCAATACGGCGGCGCTGTTGGGAAAATAAAACAGAAAGAATATCCACTATTAAATCCTCTTGTTAATTGTTAATAAGTCATGCGCCGCCACCAGCCAGGGAAAATCCCTTTGTTGGTTCAAAACGGGCATTTGTTGGTTCAGTGTTGGTTCAAAATCGGTATCTCTGAAAAATAATTACTTTTAAAAACAATCATCTTTAAAAATTGAACCAACTGAACCGACTGAACCAACATGTTTTTGCCTCACGTGTAGAAACGTTATTCCTCTGGCTGGTCGCTCTCCGGTAGATGGTGGATCACATAAACGTTAATCTGCCGCCCATCAATGCGCGGTGATTTCCGTTGAAAGCCTCTCCCACTGGCTGGCGGTGTCAGCATCCCCGCTTCTGCCAGCGCCTTGGCGAAATGCTTCGAGTTGAACCCTCGCGCTATCTCATCCTCAAACGCTGCCGGAAACGTGTAGAACACCATCGCATCACAATCATGTTTCCCTTTGTCCCGGTACCCGGCCAAATCACGAATAGGCAGGCTCTGCGGATCATAGGGCAGCGGTGCGAACCGGCTCAGCCCGTAGGCATTAAGGAAGGCTTCAGTAGCCTCGATAATCTGCTGGTGTTCTTTGTTGCCGGTGCCGAACTCTTTGATCCAGGCATTGAAGTTGTGTTGTATCGCGTCCCGGCATTCCTGCGCATCCCAGCCGGTCACTACATGGCCCAGCAACAACGCCGCTTCCAGTACAGCGAACCGCGCCGCCACCCGGTGAACCTGCTCGCCATAGTCTGCCGGTATAAGCGAACGCCAACGACTCTCCGCCTCTCTCACGGCGGCTATGGCCTGCTGCTGCTGGTCGGCAAGGTACTTGATCCAGAAGCGCCCGGCGGCCCCGTAGTGGCTTTGATATGCATCTTTCAGGGCATCGGCGTGTGCTTTGCCGTTGGCCGCGCCGTGGAACTGTTGCGCCTTTTCCAGTGGGATATTCAGCAGGCGTACCAGTTGCCCCGCCTTCACCTTGCGGCCAGCGGTAGCAATGAAGGTTTCAATGTCCATCTCCCCGGTACTGAGGGCTACCGTGCGCCAACGTTTTAGCTCCCGGTTGCCGCCTTCCTTGGCCCCCTGGAGCTTGCCGACGCCGTTAAACAGGGTATAGGCCGATTTCGCCACACTATCCGGGTCAGCGCCTTGGCCTACCTCATCGAGCGGCATCAGCCCGTCATTGTGTGCGGCGGCCTCGTTGGCTATCCCTAACGCCGTACCGAACCACGTCAGGCGCAAGGCGTCCGGCTCACCGTACAGGCTGCTGGCCAGATTGGCGGTCGTCGTCTTACCGGCACTGGATTGCTCGTAGAAGTGAATGCCGAACCCATCAACGCCAGCCAACCCAATGAGGGGAGCAGCCAACGCCGCACCGATCCCGGCCATCATGGAGGGGTTACCCCGTGCCAAACGTGCCACCGAATCGCGCCAGCTCTCCGGCGTTCCTTTCACGGTGTACCCGGCAGCGGCAGCACTGCGACCATTGAACAGCACCGGCTTTTCTGGCGTGCCGATGATCTCCCCGTCCGGCATGATGTAGGCCCCGCATTGCCATCCCGTAGCCTGTGCCACACGCCAGATTTCACGAGAACCGCCACACTGTAGCCAGTCGGCCAGAATGGCCCTGAGGGTGTTTTTCGTGGTCACATTCACGCCACCCGCCTTGAGCGTTCGCCAACCCTCCCGCTCGCCAATATCGGCCAGCGGAATGGCGGCAGTTGTCGGCAGGCTTTCGCCCACCGGTAGCCAGCGGATAACCAGGTATTGGTCTTTGTCGTCCCTACCGGTGCCGATCACCTCCAGCGGTGAACACAACCAGCTTTCATGATTGATAACGTCGCCGCTTTGCTTGTCTACCTGTGGTGTTATCCAGAAAACGCCATCTTTCCGACTGACCACATGGGGCTTTAATGGATCGCGCTGAGTATTGTCCTGCTTGCCGCCCTCAATGGCTTTCAGTTGAGCGGTCACGCTTTCCCCCTTGGGTTTGTACAGAGAATTGTTAAATGCCTGCGTGGCGGCTTCCAGGCCGTTCTTCTGCCGGTAGTCGTCCCAATCGGCTTTGTGTTCTGTAGGTGGCACTGATACCCATCCAGAAACAGCGGCGGCAGCCTTCTCTGCGCCTATTTTTCCGCCATTCTTCTTGGGTCTGCCGTGCTCGTCCAGTTCACCGGGTAGGTGCCAGTCGTTATCCCCGGCAATGATGACCTGCGCGTCGGGATACTTCCGGCGTATCACCTCCGCAACAAGCAGAAGATTACCGGCATCAATAGCCACCACAACCACCGCGTCAGGGCGCATCAAATGGACAGATAAGGCGGTCGCCAACCCCTCAGCAAGGATTACGGTTTGTGATTGCTGCGGGGCTTCGCTGAGGATGTGAAAAGCCCCCCGCTTGGCCCCATCCGTCACCTGCCGTTTTTCTCCGGTGGGGGTAATAGTCTGCGCTGCTGCGACTATGCCGGTTTCGTCGGTCAACTCCACCAGCAACCGCCCATCGGCCAGCATAGGGAAGGTGAATCCGGTCAGCCCTTTGGCGTTCAGGTATGCTGAACGGCCTTCCACCGCACCGGCTATCAGTGATTTCCAGCGCCGATTAAATAGCGCTTTCCGCCGCGCCCTCTCCGCTTCGACTTCCTGCAGGTGATCCTGCTTGCGCTGCTGGCGATCCGCTTCTGCTGCCGCCTTGCTCTGGCTATGGGTCTGATTGCTGGTTTCCTCTGCCCGGTAAGCAATTCCCAGCACATCAGCCACCAGTCGCGCCGCTTCAGTAGCGTCGCATTGTTTTACCTTCTGGATAAGATCTAACCCGTCACCGGCCCCGCACTGGTTACAGAAATGAGAACCGCGCCCATTATCATCGAACCGGAACCGGTCGCGCCCACCGCAAGCCGGACAGGCCACCTGTGCGCGTTGACTGGCGGGAACGTCGATCCCCACCATCGGCAGCACATCAGGCCAGCGTCCCGCCGCCGCTTTGGTTACTTCGCGGATCAGGTCAATGTTACGCATCAAGCCGCCCTCCATTCCGCGCCAGGGTTGCGCCCATGTCGTTAACCATGCTCTGCCAGATTTGCCACCCGGCAGGCGTCAGATCATTGCCATCCAGGTATTGCCCAAACAGATGGATTGCCAAGGGTTCCCACTGCAGATAATTCTGCTGTAGCGCTTCCAGATAGTAGCTATCCACCAGCATACGAACCCCGGACACGCCGCCAAGGATATTCACACTGATCGCCTGCTCACCGGCTTTCATGGTGAAGAACTCGCCGCCGCTCTGCTGCGTTATGCGGTTGTATAGCGCTGCCGCATACTGATTAGCCAGCGCATTAAGACGGAAGTTTTTAGTTATCAGCTTCATCGGTTTAGCTCCCTTAACGCTGCCTTGTACGCTCTCATTACTGCGGGTGTTTTACCTGTAATGGTGCTTTTCACCATCAAGCCAATACGCCTGGATGCTGCAACATTCGCAGACAGCAACGCGGCATCAAGCACCCGGTTATGCCTGCGGTATTCGAGAATTAAGCCTGTTATGGTCAGCTTGGCTATCGCGCCACTGTCGAGGTAATCAATTTTCATGATTTACCATCCCGTTTCGCCTGTTCTTTAATCAGCCACGCCGCCACATCACCGGTAATACAGACTAATAACGCGGCAATGGCAGTAATTTCGCTATCAACCAAGCGGTGAGGGTAACTTTCCATCATGCGGCACACGATTTCAGCCTGGTGTGCCTTCTCAACTGCCTGTTCCAGTGTGATTTCTTGGCTCATGCTTTACCCTCCAGATGTTCACGCATAACGTAACCAGCCAGTTGAGCGTCTGCTTTTTCGATCACCTCCGGCACGCCATCTAGTAAAGACATCACCGCGCCTATCAGGATCGCGCTCCTATCATCAGCCATGGTGATCTCAAGCCACGTGCTCAGAACGACAAGCGCTTGCTCAACCCTGCATCCGGCATCAATCACAGGTGGGGTGTGAACCTGCTGATTCTGCTGAGTGACTTCTTTGTGCGCTTGAAGGTTAGATACACCGCCCCCCTGCCGGGTAAATTCACGCCTGAATGCCTCCAGTGAATAATCATGGCTGGCGGCGGGGTATGGCTCGTAGGAGAACACCACGCGCTTTCCTGCGCAGCGTTTAACAATAGCTGACATTCCACCTTCATTTTGCGTATAGCGATCGCCTGCCAGTGGCAGCGATTCAGGGAATTCCTGAGATGAGTTGTTATCAGAAATGTTACGCATGGCGCACCTCCATCACTTCGCCCGGCAAGCTGTTGCGTTCTGCAGGTAACTCGGTACGCTGCATGGCTGGATTTGCCCGCTCCAGTGTCTTCAACTGGCTTTCAATCATGCAAAGCATGGCGCTTACCTGCCCCATAGCGCCATGCATACGGGCATTCATCGGATCTTTGATTTCTAAACCGACCTCGTAGCGCTGGCTCCAGGCTGTAGCGATAAATTTCTGGTGTTTAGCCAACTCATTGAAGTACCGGCGTAGTTCAATAATCGCCTCTGCTGGTGATGCGTCAGCGGCAAGCAATTTGCCACTGATAACCACAGTCGATTCGATGGTGTCTGCCGGTGCTTGGGTAGTAGGTAAATTACGCATGGGTAGCCTCCTGAACCGGCAGGCGTGCGGCCAATGACAGGATGAAGTGAGGGGCCAGCACTTGGCGGGCTTCGCATTCGGTGGGTGCCTCAACGGACATGCGGCAAGGTTTGGCGTTACGGTCTGAGCGGGATACCGCCAGAAAGCGCCAGGTGAACTTATTCGGGGTGAGGGAATTCCGCCCGGTTAAGGGTGTGGTATGATCTGACATAGCTACCTCGATAATCACTCTATCGTTGTGGTTAGAGGCCCGGTTAGTGTTGACGCACTGCCGGGCTTCACTATTTGTGCAACACCTGTGGATAAGGTGTGTAAACAAAGTTAACCCATGGTGTGTAAACAAATCAACTCTTTTTTTTGTTCCACTCATGTTGTATTTTGTATAAACACCACCGCCACTAACCATAGGTTTTGAAATGGCTACAGGAAATAAGAACGGCAAATCAACATACAAAGGGATCAGGTTCCCAAACGAGCTAATCGACGAGATAGACGCAAGCGTAGAGCGAGAGAAGCCAGAAAACCCCAGCGCCAACTTTTCCGCCTGGGTGCTCGACGCCTGCGGTCGCAAACTCAAAGCTGAACAGCGCAAGAAAGCCAAGGAAACACCAGAGGGCTGAGCCAGTGGCGCACTGCTCCAAAGGGCAACATTATCTGTGCTGCCTTTTTTTATTGGCTCAGAGCCACCAGCAGAACGGTAAAGGCGGCCAGCCAGGGAAAAGGCTTCTTTCTGGCAGGCTGCGCTATTCATCCTCACCCCCGGCGATCAACTGGTAATCCTTACTGAAACACTCCAACGGCTGAATACATGGGTGTTCGTACCCGTCACGGTAAAAGGTCACACGCTGGTAATCGGCATGGGTCACCGTTACCCGGTGGCCGTGGGCGTCTTTGTAGCGCTGGTTTGGCTGCGGCTTGCTGGTGGGTTTACTCATGATCTGCCCCCAGGCGCTTAGCCATCCAACGTTGAGAGAGGCGGCATAGTTCCGCTTTACGCTGGTCGTAGGCCATACCCATATCGATCAGCGTTATGTTGGTGCTTTCCAGGTAGGTGAGGTGCTCCAGTTGTTCCGCGTTCATGCTGTCGTGTGGATCACCGTCAATGCCGTTCACCTGCGCCCACCGCTTCGCCGTCAGGCCACCAAGGACAATCCGGGCAATCATGTTGCTCTCGTTGTTGTAGTGGTGCTGTAACGTCTGCTTGCCCTGTTCGGCACGGGCAGCATCAAGCGCGGCGCACATCGGTTTAAACTGGTTGGCGGCACCGATGCGGGCTTTAAGTTGACGGCGTAAACGTGCCGCCACCTCTGGAACACTGCGGTGTAATTCTTCCTCACACTGGATGAAGTAACGGCGAACGGCGCGGCCCTGCTCGTTGCGCTCTACCATTGCCAGTTCTTTCGCTGTTGCTAAGGTGGGGTAGTAGTCTTTCTCAGGACGGCCACGCTTTTTAATATTCCCCGAAACGGGGGAATATTGTTCATTAATCAACCATGCAGCGCTTTGGTCATCGTCGGTAAAGTAATCCACACCACGGACAAAGCCATATTCCCGAATGCGTTCATTGAACCAAGTGGAAAGGTCACGCCCCACACCAAGCGTTTTATGTAATGCCTTGGCGCTTACGATATTGTTTTTACGTCCGCCAATCTGACCGGAAATAACCGGCACCAGTGCGGCAAAGTCATTACCGTTAATATCGCTATGGCTTTCTTTGGGGTGAGTTTGGCCCCGGCCAGTGTTGGCCGTATTTTTCATTGTCATGTTTTCAGGCTCCGATTAAGCGGCGGTGAAGGCGTCCGGGTATAGGCTCAGAATGTCGTTAACTTCCTGCTGTGACAGGCCACAATAGCCGCATGAGCTGGCGTTATGGTTTACCAACTGGATCACGCGCAGAACGTCAGCGCGGCAGGTGAAGCGATAGCGGAAATGGCTACCAATGCCGTCCGGGTTCTTCTCGTCGATACGCTCCAGGCAAATATCAAGGCTGCGTTCTAATTCGCTCGCGTAGTTGCGGCCAGACGATAGGCGGCAATATTTGAGGATGTCGTTTTCAGTCCAGCCATTAACACCGGTTTTCAGCATATAGACACGGGCGCGGTGCTTCTTCGGTGCTGGTTTGATAGCGGGGATGGCGGTATTATCGGAGGCGCTAACCTGTCCGATAATTCCCGCCTCTGTGCGGGTTTTCTTTTGCATTATGCAGCCCTCACGGTGCGCTCGGTATCACGAGCCTTTAACCACCCTTCCACCTCGTCGGCATACCAGCCAGTACGGCGAATGCCAATGCGGATCGGTTTAGGGAAGTCGTGAGTTTTCCACATTTCATCAAAGGCACTATCTGCCGAAATGCGCAGAATGGCCTTAACTTCTTTCTTGAGTAGGATTTTGCGATCTAGCAGGGACATATATCTATACTCCTTGGTAATAACCGGCTTACCGGTGGATACAGATATATTTACTTTTGACGAGGGGAAGTTAAATCACATCCCTCATCATTAAGGGAACTCGTCCCCTTATTAAGGGATTTAAGCAGCAGGTAATTTTAATTTTGATACATCTGACTTCCAACGCTTCACTGTATCTCTATTGAATTCGTACACATACCCAGCGACTTTAACCTCTGCGGTCATGATATCGGCAGCTCGTTGGTAATTTTTGCTGACATCACCATGCTGCTGCTCGTGTCTTGAGATAATAAGAACCTTTGCCGCGTCAGATAGCCTGCCGGAGGATGGTAGGATCGGCACTTCATGCTTAACAGCCAGGTTTAAACATTCTGGTATCTGGATTTGAACCGGATTAACATTGTTTCGAAACTCGATCTCTTTGAGCACTTCACGCTTACTAAGGAAAAAGTCAAATCCTTTGTTTTGCTCAAAGCCATCCTCAAGCGACAACTCTGATTCATAAGGCTGATTAGAATCCCCCAGTCTAAGGGTTTTTACGGTTCCCCTTTGAACGGCCATCTTGAACGCCTGCAAGCAAAGGTCATACTCGTAGTCCTTTGCAAGGAAATAGCCATCAAAATCAGTGTATCCATAAAAACCCAGCGCTCTAGCACCATCAATTGGATCAATGGGGTTTAGGCGGCATAGGTATTTTGTAGCAGTTTGCAGGTCATAACCCCCTATATCAGCAATACCTCTAATCAGTTGCCATACAGGAACAAAATTATGATGGTCATCAAGAATCTCCCAACTCATACCTTTCCCCGCCGCCGCTAAATGATGGTTACTATCTGTTTATATCTGCTATTTTAGCGCGGCACTGTACAGATATCCACCCACGAAGCACCCTCCAAAAACGGGAAGAACATACTTTTATGTTATTGAATTTTATTATTATATTTATTCACCCTGTGGATAACTTGGATGAAATACTTTATTGACAGTTTATTTATCGGTTGTGCCAGCGATGTATAATATCCGCCCACTAACTCGCAATGGATCTTAACCCCCTAAGCCCACCCGATGCCATGACCTGCCCGGATGCCGCCTGCTCTACATAATTGCCCCAAAAATCCATCATCACGCGCCGCTGCTCTAGGTAGGTGCTGCGGTTGTATGCGTTCCTGACCGCATCCTTGCCTCTATGCGCCAATGCTGCCTCGATCACGTCCGGGTTGAATCCTTCTTCGTTTAACGCAGTGCTGGCTATAGAACGCAAGCCGTGAGATACCAATTCCCCTTTGTACCCCATGCGCTTAAGCGCCATGTTTACAGTCTGGCTGCTCATTGGCTTTTGTGGGTTTTTGAATGACGGGAAAACATGCACGCGGTTGCCGCTAATAGCCTTCATGGCCTGAATGACGTCTAAGGCTTGCTGACAGAGGGGAATGACGTGCTCGCGCTTCATCTTCATCCTATCGGCGGATATAACCCAAACCTTGGCCTTAATGTCTATTTCACTCCATTCAGTATCGGCAGCCTCACGCGGTCTGGTCATTGTGAGCAATTGCCATTCGATCAGTAACCGGGTTTGCAGTTCTAGGCGCGAAACAGCTACCAATTGCAAAAGTCTCGGCAATCCCTCCGGCCTGATTGTTGGGTTATTGGTTCTTACTGGCTGGCTGAATGCGGTAGAGATCCGCGATATGGGGTTGGCGGTGATGTAACCAGCATTAGCGGCATAGTCCATAATTTCACGTAGGCGCTGAACGGCTCGGTGTATTGTTTCAAGCCTTCCCGCCTCCTTTAAGGTTTCCATCGCTTCAATAACCCGGCGCGGGGTAATCATGGTTACTGGCACCGAACCCATAGAGGGCAGCAAGTACACATTGAGCATTCTGTTGATCTGCTTAATCGTATTCTCGCTAAGGTTTTGAGAAATTTTCACCGCCAGCCAGTCAGCGGCAACCTTTGCCAGTGTGTTGGCTTTCGCCTCGTAAGCCTCTGTCATTACCTCCCGTTTGTACTCCTGCGGGTCTATACCCTTGGCAAGCAATGCCCTGGCGTCCTCACGGTGCTGGCGCGCATCTGCTAACGAGATTTCAGGGTATGCGCCAATAGTCATTGTCTGGCGTTTGCCGGTGATCGGTTTGTAGTACCTAAATCGCCACACCTTCGATCCTGACAGCTTTACATACAGGATCAGCCCATCACCATCATACAAAGACAAGTCCTTGCTGGTGGCCTTAGCGCTGCGAATCTCTGTATTGGTTAATGGCTTGGTTTTTACTGGCATGGGACTACACCTTTTGAGCCTACGTTAACGATAGTCCCTAGCATAGTCCCAAAATGAAAGAGTAATAACAAGGAATACAGATATAAACCGATACATGAATTTGACTACACACACCGGTTTACAAGGGTTTTTGGGATTTAAGAGGTATTCAAAGATAACTACAGATATGTCGATCAGATACCGTCGCCGTACTCAAACCCGTGATTTACGCCGTTGAAATACTGGTTCATGTCCATTGATGGCGTATCACTTTCAGGCCGCCCGACGATGCGCGCAGGCACACCTGCTGCGGTAGTATGCGGAGGGACCGGCTGTAGCACTACCGAACCGGCACCGATTTTTGCCCCTTTGCCCACTTCAATATTGCCAAGAATTTTGGCACCTGCGCCAATCATCACACCTTCACGGATTTTCGGGTGGCGATCGCCGCTGGTTTTGCCGGTGCCGCCCAAGGTCACCGATTGCAGGATGGAGACGTTATTCTCCACCACAGCGGTTTCACCGATCACAATGCCGGTCGCATGGTCGAGCATAATCCCGCAACCAATGGTGGCTGCGGGGTGAATATCCACGCCAAAGGCGACAGAGATCTGATTTTGCAGGTAAATGGCCAACGCCTGACGCCCTTGCATCCACAGCCAGTGTGCAATGCGGTAGGCCTGCAGAGCGTGAAAACCTTTGAGATACAGCAATGGCGTAGAATATTTATCCACCGCCGGATCGCGCAGCCGCACCGCGAGAATATCGCGAGCGGCAGAAACAATCATATGTGAGTCGGAGCGGTAGGCGTCTTCCGCCACTTCACGCACCGCAATCGCTGGCATGATCGGATTGGCAAGCTTATTGGCCAGGATATAGCTGAGCGCACTGCCCAGATTTTCATGCTTAAGCAACGTCGCGTGGAAAAAGCTAGCCAGCATAGGTTCACAATCAGCCAGTGCTCTCGCCTCTGATTTTATATTGCTCCAGACCTGCTCTAACTCTTCTACTGACAT